GCATTGAATTATATAATACTGGGGGGAACCCATATAGACTGCGGCACCCCCACAGTCCGCCTACAGGTACTCTCGGGGGAAACCCCCCGGAGAGATTTTTGAGGCCGTAGGCAGGCCTATCCGGGAGCCCATGCCGGGCTCCCGCTCCGGGCCCAAGGCCCGCGGACATCGGGTACGGGGGGAGCGTCAAGTCCCCAACCAGCTATGGCTGGCCCCTGCCGTAACGTCCTGGTATCTAATGCTTAACTAGATCACCCAAAGTATTCCCATGACCATCTCACTGGGCCAGTAACTGACTAGCCCCGAACAACTTCAATTTCTCCCTTACTTGTAACTCTATCCAATACAGGTGAGATTCCAACTGCCTCATACCTATATTCCTGACGTGCAAAGCCGATCGGATCATAGTGTTGGCCCACCTCTTAATCTTTACGCCGTACCGAGTCCCCACCCTGTCCGTAATGGGGCATGGTGCATTCCACTCATTAAGAAGGAAGCCCTTCACCACCCGTGGAGACATACGATCATACGCCCAACGCGCTATCTCCTTTCCTCGAACTGTCAGCCACCTATCTGTACTTCCCCTCCTGATAGCCTCTCGCTTCACGGCGTCACGTATTTGTACAGGCACGTCGTCCATATTCCACAGATCACCAACCTTGGGCACCAGAAAAGGACTGGTGGGGGGTATCGGCACTACCCCCTTTATCTTCGTAAACGTTACATCGTGTAGTCCCGTGATGTCGGCATCCTTAAGGCCCCAGCTCAATGCGAAACTCCGCATTAAGGCGTCCCTAGCGGTACCCGACATCAACTCGTCATATCGTCGCAAACGCTCCTTCCACCCTCCGAGCCTGACGTTTACACACCTCATCTCCCTAGTCACTTTCAGGGTATACCAGTTTCCGTCCGAATGCTTTTCTATCCAGCTACCAAATGCAGATGCGGGATCAACTCCGCCCCCCCCCAAACAGTTGGGGGTTAAGAAGAGCCCCGCCGCCTTCTTCGTTGAAATCCGCATCCCTCTCAAATCTTCCATTAACATTTGCACTACGACCTCCGGTACACCCCCCCTTAACATAGCCAGATGCCACTGCATCATGTGGCTATAAATCCTCTCCGTCAGAGAGAGGGGGTCGTCCTGTATTGGGTTCTTAAACCGCAGCCCATGCATGGTCCTGGCCAGATATCCGGTCACACCGATTGCTTCGTAACTCCTGCGTAAGAACTCCCCCCTCCCCCTCGAGATATACGTCTTGTACGGATGTACCTCGTACCCCAACTTACCGTACGTGTCAATTATCAGGCGGATACCGCCCAAATCCCGTGCTGCGAAGATTACGTCATCCCCCTGTGCGTAGAAATGTCCAACCCAGAAGGGTTTACCCAGTCGTATCTCAGATATTTTCCTTATCACCCTGAAGCTGCACACGTTCAGGATGGTGTCCAATACAGCCGTCCACCTCCAGCCCGAAGGCAATCCATTCTTCCAAGGCCGAGACTCGTCCGCCCACTCAACCAGCGCGCCCCGGACGAACAAGCTATCCCACAACGCCGCCCATACCGCACAGCCATCACCATTCATCCCCCTCTCCTCGAGCGCCATACCCACCGCATGCAGGGCGACGGCTATCGACATTTTACTCTGCTTCTCGTCGAACGCGCCCTGATCAAGGGGAACCTTCCAGGTGGATTCGTCGCGCACAGCGTCAATCAGGTCAAAATCAATTCTTTCGTTGCCAGCCTCCCCCGCAAACAGAGTGCTGAGGGGGCTGCCATGTAAGCCATCTTCCAGGTACCCGCTGAGATAATTCATTTTGCGGTTCACTTTATCCCCTGTCTTTACAACACTCCGCACTTTCCCCGCTTCACTTTTCTGTAGTATGTGCATCACCTCCCGCGATGACGCGGTCAGTTCCATACCAACTTCGGCGTCCCACATCAATACGCCTGCGAGAGGCTTGGTCCGTCGTGTCATCTTCCGCTTACCATCTATCGTCACCCCGACTTTTCCTCCTGTGCCCGACTTGCCCTCCATCCACTTACCAGTGGCCACCCATCCATCGATGGTAGGCTGGTGCTCCGGCATCTTGAACTCTGTCCTCATAAAGTCCTCCACCTCACGATGGAACCAATCGAGGTAGTTGTCCTCGCCCACAGGTCCTCCGAGTACAGTATCCTTACATAGCCACCGAATCGCTTCGGGGCCCATGTCCTCCATGGGCTTGTAAGGCACGTACCCTTGGCCCAACTCCCAGTAACACTCCTCACGCCAGTAAGGGGTGACCCTGGTGCCCCCCATTTTAAGGAGACCCGTGCGGCGACGCCAATATTTGTTGACCCCGTGCCGACATGCACGGGGCCAACGCTTCTTTGCTGCCAAAAACACCTCTGCCATTTCAACCCCGGCGCGCTCCCCGGACATGCGAATCACACAATGCACATAATCCTCGAGCACACCCTTACCCAACACACACCCGTGACACGTCTTATGCGATACTAGTCTGTACTTCAATAATTTTTCACAGAATTTGGGCATTGCCATGTTCCAGCCCGGGGTTCCACATCCACAGTCCAACCCGGGTCCTACTTCATCCATTAACTCGGCCTCCGCCTCCTCCATCCTGTCCCTCAGCAACTTCGGCGTCCACATGTTCTCGGGGTATATATCCACTATCTTACCCCATCTCTCTCCTAAAACTAACCTTTCCGTGATTCGTCCGTGTTCCTTATCTTCTCTCCACCCTGCTGTTCCTCGAGCACTGGCGGAGCATGCACTACATTGCTCGATATCATTCTTGATACTGGTCCAGCATTTCCAGCCGCTGCCAGTATCCCCTCGTTGGTTACACCCAAGCGTTTCCCGCCACCCGCGACATCGCTCGCAGCGGCTGGAGGCTCCGCTGGGTCCTGGGCATTCCTCAGTGCCTTCTCCATTGCCGTAGAGGCCATCCTCAGCTCTTCTATCTGCCTCTCCAGGTCCAAGATCCGTTTTAGGTGGCCCTCCGCGGGTGCTGCGGGGCCACCCTTCCCTTTTCCCCCTCCGTCGAACAAATCCGGATTCAGCCCGCGAGCAGCGCCCGCGTACTGCCGGAACACGCCTACCACTGGCTCATCATAACTGCCCCTAAATAGGCAAGTACCTACTGTAAAATCCGAACCAGTTAGTAGTGTAGCCGACAAGCAATTGATCGTCAGGGACCGCAAGGTATCCGACACCAACACCTTCTCCAAAACACGCACGCCCCACCCCCACTGAATTGATTCCTGAGGGGCCACCCCCGGGCACAACCACCCCGCATCCAAGGCCACGCTGTTCATGCGCAGCGAATCCACCAGCCAAGCGTACTTAGCGTTAGCCTGTGCCGCATTACCAGGATGGGTCATGTACCCTAAATCCCATCGCACCTTTTCGAGGTTCAGTCTCATTAATGCATACCACAACTGGGGATCATCCTCCCCGTGGCCGAACTGGCGCCACCTCCCCACAGTCGAACTGTTCGTGATATCGTCCTTGTCGTACTGGCACGCAGCCGTCCTGCCGGCCCCTACCATCTTGAAGTCCGCCCACTCTGTGTTTAATATATCGCGATGCGCGCTACTGGGGGTCCGCAATCCTGTCAGCGTCAGGCCAGCCTTCGGCACCTGAACATTAGCTGACCAGGCCCATTTCACCTTATCGGTAATGAAGCCCAGTGCGAACCATTCCACATTAGTACCTCCGCTCCGCTTTCCCCCGCCGTCCACCATCTCTGGCCACTGCCTACGTGTTGGCTCATCCATCAGAGGGAAGCCAACTTGATCAGTCAGTGCTGCTGCCAACTTCCACTCCTCGTACCCCACCCGAAGGTAGCGCGTCCTAGTAATCCTGTCAGTGTTACTCGAGAACATCCTCATCGCTATGAGTTCCACCTTTTCCGCGTTGAACGTATTGTAACAGGCCCATCCCGTGCATAGGGCCACCTCAGCCATATTACTCCAGGACCCGATGGACACTGCCGGGTACGTACGCGCCATTATCCTCCGAACACACCGATGGTCAACGGGGCTAACAGCGTTAGCACCCCCGTAGTCCGCAAATGAGTCGGTAGTAACCGACGGAGCGGCATCGAGGCCCATCATCTTTAACACATCTGCGGGCGCACCGTACGCCAATTTTTTCTTGGCAGCGATATCGTACTCGGCTTCCACCCTCTGGTGGAACCTAACGGTCAACACGTTAATAATACTCTCTACTTCTATCCAGTTAAAACCCCCCTTGAAGTATGGGTTAGCGTATGCAGTGAACGCCGCCCTTAATCCCCTCTTCGAATTGAGGATGTACGCCACAACCTCACCCACCGCCTGGGTCAGGTCAACGGGGTGTATCACCCGAGGCACTATCCGTTCACCATGCCTGTCGGTCTGCGCGACAGCCAGCGTTGCATTCCCCACTCTGATATGGGTCTTGGTCTTCGACGGAACCACGATAATTATTCGGTCCACCCTACTATGTACATCGACCAAACCCGCCGTCCTGATGAAAGTTTCCGACCTCGGCACACGACCCAGTGTGTACACGTTAACGCGGTCCATAACCCACGCCAAAGGGTAGGTTAAGTGGCTTACAAGCCAGGCATACCGCCCGAGATCATCCGCTGCCTCGTTGTCGGCCCACCCGACGACAGCTGTCCTCTCGTCGCGGAGTGACCAGGCCTGCTGCGTGACCCCCTCACCCACAAGAATCTCCCCCTGGCCCCGAAGGGCCAGCTCGATCACACTACACTCCACCACTATCGCATCATAATGCCACTGCCCCATATCCGACAGTAGGGTGTAGGTGGTGGTGGGGGCAGCCTTCTGAGCCCACGCCCAATCCACACCGGTTGGCATCGTCAACACCTCCTCTCTCAACATATCATACAGTGTTATCTTATACCCTAGTACACGCCAATCAACCCGCTCCGATTTAATGGCGGATAATACTCCCGCGGCGAGCTGCGGCGTGCAACACAACTGCCCCCAAATCCAATACGCGCGCCCGGGGTTGAGCTCACGTGACACGTCTGCCACATCACCTCCCCCCGCCCCAGCATCGCTCAATTTCTCTGCAATACCCGTGGATTCCAACCTCCCATGGTGGTAGGCACTACTCACCCCCACCCCCAACCATCTAGTACGGCCAGCGAAACCGTGTATATTTACATCATGCTTAGACATTCTAGGCCTGCCGGGGCTGCAAGCCTCCAATGTATCATCGAAACCATCCCCGACGGGGCCCCGACCGGGGCTACCCCCGGCATCTGAGTCATCATCGTCGGAGGAATCGCTCTCCCCCTCTCCGCTACCTGCGTCACTGGGCTGGTCATCTACCACAGTAACCGGAGGCGGGGGGATCCCCTGTGGGGTGGAGAACTCTCCTACCCCTCCGCCACACACCATAGAATCCAAGAGAGTATCCGGCGGGGGGGCGGCGTCCACATGCGGGTCAGGGTATGCGGTCCCCTTCCTAATGGCGCCACCCGCCTCGGTGAGCTCCACTCTCGGTACGCTCACTACGGGGTCGAGGTTGACCCCCGGCATAACAGTTTTGCATCGCTCAGGTGTGCTCTTGCCATGACCTAAGGCCTCCCGCAGCCTAGTCGCACTTCTCAAACTCATCGTTCTAGCGGTCAGTATGCTACCCCTCCCCTTCGTCGACCTACCGACCGCCCCACCGCAGTGGAATCTTCCAGAGCCCCCTCCGACGCCAGGGGTCACCCCCAACGACATCGGCGTCGAGCTATCACCGGGAGTCAGAGGCCCCCCTGTGTCCGTACTCGGCGTAACACCCAAGGTGGACAGACCCTCCGCCCTATCCCTACGGGCCGCCCGCTGCGCCCTTCGTGCAGCCCTGCGTTCGCTCCTCTCGCGCCGAGCACATACCCGGGCCTCCTCCTGCTCAACCGCCATCTGTTCTTCTGCTTCATCATACAGGGACTGGTGCAGGGTCCCGTAGTTACAGAAACCCTGCCACCCGATCCTGCTCTCCCCGTCCATATAATAAAGTCTGGGGAAGGCGGCCATGCTCCGATCTAACCTATCACCCCACGGGTCGGTTTCCCGTACCATTTCGGTCGCACTATCCCAATACCCGACCTTACAGCTAGCTACCTTCCCGTCACGGACGGGTGAGTTGCCAGTAACGGCGTCTATGTTACCGTTCAAGGCGTGCTGCTCCTTATTGTGTGCTCTGGCCGCGGCTTCCAGCCAACCCCCGGTGTCGTGGGGGGTGGGGCCACGAGCAAGCCTGTCATACATCACCTTGTCAGATTTGTCCCTAGAACTGGGACGGTGCTCCGCCACCTCCAGTTCGTCAACATCCACCGAGGCAACACTGCAGAACAGGCAGAAAGGACACACACGCCTGCTCAGAATGGCGGCGGCCATACGGCCGTAAGAAAGACATCGCCCGAAGGCAATGGACGCCAATTCGTCGCTCTTGTACGCATCCCCCTCCCGTCCCCGTGCGCTCGGTGGACCCGCTCCTCCTTCTCCCTCGCTTCCGTCGTCTTCTTCGAGGAGCCCTTGTCTGTCTGCGGCCCATAGCAACACCAACTCCTTTAAGCGCTCCGCCATGTGCCGCCCCTCGTCCTTACCCGTCAATAACGTTCCTGCGAAAGTGTCCTCCCACTTGCGCATGGTCCCACTCCCCATCCCGATCTTGACAATGGCCCGGGCGACGGCCGCTGCCCACTGCGGGTTCTTTCCCCCGCCTTCCAACGCCCCCAAGACTCGAGGCCCGTTAGAATGGATCTTTTCGGCAATCGCCCTAGCCCGCGTTCCTATTGCCACTTTCCGAACGCGCTTCCCTCCCGCCTTTTTCACCTCAGGATTGGCGGCCCGAGAAGTACCCTGTTTCACTACGTATCTTGTGCGCTGGGATGGGTCTGTGTCCTGAGATCGGAACATAGCTTCCACGGGCCGTTCGAATACCCCTACCTCCCTGGTATTCACGAACCCGGACCCATCAGCAGAAACGGCGCACATCGTAGCCCAGGAGAATCCCCGCTCAGCCGCTGACCGTTGGTCTGGTCCATCCTGATTTACTCCCAAACCCCACATCACGTTCACGCAAGCACCGACATCGCCCGTGAGGTAAGGCTCCGTTCCGTCGTCACCCTTTGATGTATTAAGAACGGATGTCGGCTGATACTCCTCCTCACTCTCCATTGGGACGGGGGCCGCGAGGTCGTCCGGACGTCCGCCCCCCCTGCATGGTAGTGCAGCTAACAAGTTGCAGGCCGGTTCATCCGGCATCTCCAACTCCGAGAATCTCGGGAAATTCTCCTCTTCTGTAGGGGTACTAACCGCGCCCGAATCCGGGCCGTCAGTCCTGCGATCCGCAGCTGCCGTGGGGTGCCGGCTAGTAGAGGCAACGGGGTTGTCGGCCGCGTAGTCGTCACTACCGTCGACACTACAGGATGTAGCTACTGGTTCACCTCTACTAGTCCGGCCTTCTCGGAAGCGGCGGCGTGTTGTTCCCGAACCGCCGCACTCGAGGCCCGCCTTCTGTCTACTCTTCATCCACTTCTTAAACAACCGCGGCGGTACGCACTCCTCAGCCGCCAGCTCCTCCCAACTGATGGGGTCATCATCATCCGACTCAAACCAGTTGGGCCCGCCCATTGCCGCACCAAGGGCCATGCTGTACTCGAGTGCCCGCTCTTTCGGGTCGTCAGACCACGTCAGCCCCTGGGGGATCCGTGGGTCGTTATAACAATCGTATCTACTTTTTCGCATTTTAAAATCGCAGTGATTAATCACCAAATAACGCAGTCGAACAAAGTTCGTCAGGTGCCACCCCGCTAGTCCGAATGGGGTGGTCAGCTAACAAAAGGTTTGTTGTTCTGTCATAATTAAATAACGCCAAAGGGCACTCCTAGATCTGTACGTCCGTGAAAAGTGGAGAGAGTAGGGAGCGGGTTATCTCTTCCATGGAAAAAACCATATGGTTTTTCCCAGTGAAAATCCTACCCGCCCCCGTGGAAAGTCCCCTCTCA